CCTGAAGCCGCTTCAGCCTCTCAAGGTTGCCGCCCAAATGCTTGGGGTTGGCGATGCGCTCACCGTTGGAAAGCGTAGCAAGTCGGGTGATGCCAAGATCAATCCCCACATGGGCACCAGTCCTCGGGAGCTTTTGAATGTCTTCGTCCAGCGTAAGGGTGACAAAGTAGCGGTCCAACTTGTCCTTGGTTATCGTGCAAGTCGTCGGGCTACTTTGAAACTCTTTGGACCAATGGACATCCAAGCGACCGAGCTTGGCGATGGTGAGGTTCCGGTTGTTCGGCTCCCAGGTGAACCCGGATTTAGTGTATTCGGCAGACTGTTTGCCGTGCTTCCGTTTGAAGCGCGGATACTTCGCACGTTTGGCGAAGAAGTTGGAGTAGGCGGTTTGCAGGTGGCGAAGCGCCTGCTGCAAAGGAACGCAGGACACTTCCCGCAGAAAGGCGAAGGCCGGGGACTTCTTTTGCACGGTCAGCGCGGCGCTGCTGGCGCTGTAATTGATCCGCTTGCCGTCCTTGAACGAATCGCTGCGCAGACGGAGCGCCGAGTTGTAGGCGACACGCACGCAGCCGAACGTCTGTGCGAGTATCCGCTTTTGCGGCTCACTCGGGTAGAAGCGATATGTTCGCTTGAGATTCACCGTCACAAGGGGTACGGTAATCTTGTGAGCAAGTCAAATACAAGCCAAAAGGGGGGCGTCGATTCCTCCCCGGCCTAAAGGCTGGGGTCTCCTCGACGAATATTGATGAAAAACCTACTACTGGCTCTATCCCTTGTTTCTGGGGTGGCTTACGCCCAGTCAAACATTATAGCGATTAATCCCCCCAACAGCGGGGACGTGGATTACGTCAACAAGATCAAGAACTCGTTCACAGGCGTTGATAACCACGACCACTCCAATGGCCTGGGCCTGCCCGTCTCACGGGTCGGCCCCCTGGTCGTCGGCACCTCTGAGCTTGCCACCGGGGGAGTTACGAACGCAAAGCTCGGAGCCGGAGCCGTGACAACGGCCAAGATCGACACCAGCGCGGTGACGACGGCCACTATCGCAGACGACGCGGTGACGCAGGGCAAGCTTGGCACGGCTAATTATCAGATTTCGTCATCCAGCGGTACGTTCTCCACTGCCAGCGGCACAAATGTTGACGTTACCAACCTAACCGTGACAATCACCACCACAGGCCGCCCGGTTCGCCTCATGCTGGTAGCAGATGGCGCAGTTTCCTCATCCTTCGTTGCGATCAAGGCAACCAATGGGGATGTTTCGGCCCAAATAATTTTTCTACGTGACGCCGTGGCGATTTCTCAAACTACTTACTTAAGTGATGAGCTTTCCTTGACGTTAGATCCAAACAAATCCATTCCTGGATCGGCCTTTGGGCATTTCGACCCTGTTGCCGCAGGTACATATACATACAAGGTCCAGACCAACGTGGGGACGCTCGGGACTTCTCCGACCGTGAGTTTTTTTCGCCTGAAGCTAGTGGCTTACGAGCTTTAACCGATGGCAAGTATCGACGTTAGCGAGTTCTCTGGCGGCTTAGTTGATGAGTACATTGGTGCCGCGCCAAACAAATGGCAGCTTGCTGACAACCTCATTATCACCCAAGACATGAAGGCCCAGAATAGGCCGGGCAGTCGCATCGACTTCCCTGGCTCTACTCGCTCGCGAGTGGCCGCCTCTGGAGGCAGTCGTCGAGTTGGGCTCGTGGTTCCCACTTACGGCACCAACATTAAGCAGGTTGTAAGCACGCTCCAATACGACACGGGGGCTGCCCTTGCAGAGCTTCTTGGCCCAGCAGGAGCGTCGGCTTTTGTTCCAGTTACTAACGACACCGTATCGTTTTGCTACGGCAATTGGAACGGTCACTCCTATGTCACTCACGACGCCCTTAACCAGCGTCCAGTAAAAATCTACAGCACAACTAACGACGCCACTGGGCTTCGCTTGCGCACGGCAGGGCTTCCTAAGCCCAGCGGCACTCCTGTTTTCAACGGTGAGGTCGGGTCTGGGTCTAGCTTCCTGTATGCTTTTGTCTACAAGTACACCTATGTCGTGGATGGTGTGACGTTTGTTGATCGTAGCGCCCCATTGTATGCCACTCGGGTTGCTGCAACTCCAGCCACGACAATCACCGTCACCCCATTGGCGCTTACCAACGCGTCTGGACAGCACTACGACGTGGCAAGTGCCAGCCTTGTGATTGAGGCGTACCGCACAAACAACAACGGCACTGTGTTTTACTTTGCTGGAGAGATCGCCAACGGCGCCGCCACTATCACCATAGCTTGGGCCGCCACTAACGCCTCGCTTTACACTACTGGTGGGGTTGCTGAAAACGACCGCCCGCCCGTTGCCAAGTATGTCCACGCCACTACGGGGTTTGGGTACTACGGCCACATCGTCGACATCAACAGCGGCGAGACGCTGAAAAACGTCCTCGTTCAGTCAAAACAGTCTGACCCTGACTCTGTGCCTTCTCGTTTTAACGTGGAGCTTGCGGAAGAAATCGTCGGAGTGTCTTCTGTGCGCTCTATCCCAGTGGTTTTTACCAAGACCGCTATTTACCGCATTGACGGGTTCTATGATCTGCTTGGTCGTGGCGGGATGAACCCCATTAAGATCAGTGACTCCATTGGCGGCATTGGTCAGCTCTCTCTCGTGCAGACGCTAGAATGGCTGTACTTCGCCTCCTCAGACGGGTTCTACCGCACCAACGGGTATGACATTGAGAGGCTCTCAGACAACGAGATGAACTCTTTCACCGCTCAGTACGTGACGTTCCTGGGCACTGCCCTTAAGGAGAAGCGCGTTTACGGAGTAAATGACATTAAAGAATACCGCGTTCTTTGGGCCGTCGAAAAGGTTACGTTCGAGAACTCGGGCGACAACAACTCCATAATGTCTTTTGACACTCGCAACGGTGTTTTCACAAGCTGGTCGAGCGGGTTCAACAACATCAGCGAAAGGTACAAAGCCCAGTTTCGTGACAACTTCCGGCCTACAGCCCTAAGTATCTTAAACGGCGTTTTCCACCGCGCTGGCACCAGCGGGTACACCTTTAAGCACGAAACCACCACTCTCACGGACCCGCGCATTAACACGGCAGAGGCCGACACCACCCTCTGGGAAGTGAATCCCATCATCTACGACCTCACGATGGCCGCCGCTGATTTCGGTCTTCCTGGGGTACGTAAGTGGGTAGAGAGCATTATCGTCAAAGGTAAGTCAGTTGTGGACTTCAACGTCGCCAACCCCACTGCCTTCAACACCACCCTTCGCGTCAGCTCCGACAATGACTCTAAGCAAAGCTTTTCGGAGCTTGCCGAGATTTACAGCCGCAACCAGCTTGTTTGGGGAGATCCAGACATTCCATACGGCGACCCCCGCCTGTGGCAGTCCCGCTTTGGCATCTACGACGTTAAGCGTATGTTTAGCTCCCTGGGTGGGCTCCGCTGTGCCTATAAGCAGATGCGCTTTACCAACCTCTTTGCTAACATCGCTAACTCTGACGTTCGTGGCGTCGCCAGCATTTCAGGCAGCACCGTGACTATGCCTCAAATCACAATGAGCGTTAACACCACCAACGGCTCGGATGTTGTCACGATTGTCAGCACAAGCTCTCCGGTCGCAGTTGGGATGGGCATTATTGGAGCTGGCGGCCTTAGCATCCCGTCTGGCAGCATTATCACAGAGATCATTAGCCCAACCAGCATCCGCATCAGCAACAACGCCACGGCTAACTCTGCCCCTATCGCCGCAACAGCCGCTCGCCTATTCCCCCTTGAGGTTAATAACTACTGGATGACCTTTGCCTCCGATCATTACGTCTCGGAGTTCGTCATTGTCTCCCGTGGTGGGGCGGTTCCTGGCTCACAAGTCACGGTATCTGGATTTCCCAACCCTAACCCCACCAACAAGTGGGTCATGAAGGGCTTCTTTAAGGGCGATGGCATTTGCCTTCTTGGCTACACCATCAACTTCGTGCCCCTTACCGACACCCAATCCCCCTACCGTGGGAAAACTGGCGGTAACGTATGAGCCAGCAGCAGCTTCGGCAGCCCTCTCTTGAGGACATCAAAGACCCGGCGACACGCCGTACTCTGCAATGGGTTAAGGACTTTTTGGATCAATTTGAGCTTCTGAAGGGGAACTTTCAGTTTTTCACGCTGACCTTTGGCCGGAACGACACAAATCTAAAAATCCCCCACAACCTAGGATTCGTCCCCACTGACTTTATTATGACATCCACTATAGGGACGGGCACCTTTACCGTAAACTACAGGCAGATGGATGGGACGAGCTTCGACCTAACCATTGCGGGGACAAGTGCGGCCGACCCTTTGACGGTTCGGTTCTTTGCGGGGAGATATCAATCGTGACGACATGGGGACAGCTCAAGTCAGAAGTCGTTGAGGAGTTAAACCTCGCTGACGAGGCCTTCGTTACGCCCACAGAGATGCTCGGCTACTGCCGTGACGCTATCCGCTTTGCCGAGGCCGAAATCCACAAGCTCGCCATTGAGGACAGGTACTTTGAGTCCATGACGGGCCTCCCTTTGGCCAACCTGAAGCGCGACTACGCGCTGCCGAGTAACATCTACGGCAACAAGATCACCCGCATGGTGTACGTCAACCAAAACATCATTTACACCATCGAGCGCCTTACCAATCTTCGGCGCTACGAGGATGCAGCCTACGATTCGTTGAACTCCGTCTCTCAGTCATACCGCTACATGATCGTGAACAACGATAAAAACGTAGGCCCCCGCATCCGCCTTACCCCAACGCCCCGTGAGGCGGCTGCCGTTTACACGCTAAATTGTACCGGCGCCCAGGACCAGCCCACTCTCACCACGGCAGATGTCGACGCGGCACTGGTCGTGGCCGACATGGTTGTGTCTGCCGCCGCTGGCGTTCCGTCCAACACTTCAGTTGTGAGCGTCTCGGAGTCCTTAGCAACCTACACGATCACGCTTTCGGAGGCCCTTGAGGCCTCACTGCTTGGCCTTGATGTCGTCTTCTCGCAGCCCCTTGTGCAGCTCTGGTTTATCCGTCAGGCCTACGTGCCTGAGGCCGACGTTGACATCATCGACATTCCCGAGTTCCAGACCTTTATCAAGCAGTACGTTAAGGTGGAGTGCATCAAGAAAGAGAAGCTCAACACGATGCTCCCCGTTGAGCTTGGCAAGCTTGAGGTTGTGCAGAATCAGATGATTGCAACGCTCACCGAAATGGTCCCAGACCAGGACGATGAGATCGAAAAAGACTTAGATATTTACAGGTGGAGTTCTTAATATGGGATGGACAGACATTGTCGGTGGCGTTCTTACTGGCGGCGCCTACAACACAACCAAAGCAGCCGCAAAGGGGGCCGGTCTGAATGGCAGCAAACCTGCCCCTATGCCCGGCTCCAAATCGCTTGGCTGGAACCCATGGGAAGGCCCTAAGAAGCCCCTCGGCCCCTACGAGTCCACGGTTGGCGGCCAGGACTCCCTGTACCGCGACCCCTCAAGCGGCGACTCCCCTTGGCTTGGGATGCAGAAGCAGCAGATCACCGCCCGCACGGGACAAGATCAAGACCGTGCGCGCACCTCTGCGGCGTCTGCCGGAGCAAGCGCCTGGAACCAGCTCGCTCAGATGGGCGGCGTTCGCTCCGGCACTGGGCAGAATATCGCTGAAAACGCAGCCTACACCGGGATGCTTGCCGCTCAAGACGCGGGCTTCCAGGGCTCCGATCAGATGATGTCGGCTGGCCTGGCTGATGCTGAGAAAAACGCTAACAACCAGAGGTTTGATGTAACGAACCGCATCGCTGACGCCAAAGGCCGCAACGATTACAAGGCGAACAAGTACGGCACCGAAATGCAGGCTTGGTCGGCTGGTCAGCTTGCCAAGGGCATGAACTCCCAAACTGGGAAGGGCGCGTTCGGCAAGGGCGGGTTCCTTGGACTCGGTATTTAAGATGGGAGAAATATAATGCCTGTGCCTCTTATTCCTATGGCGCTTGGTGGGGCGGCCCTTGGCGGCCTCAAGGCCCTGCTTAACCACAAGGGTCAAGAAAGCGACAAGAAACAACGTGCCATGGAGATTCTCTATTCTCCGTGGTCCAACATGGCGCCTAGCACCCAAATTCGCCAGACAAACGCCCTTGGCGACATCGCTGGTGGCGCCCTCTCTGGCGCTTCGTTTGCTCAAAACCTTGAAGCGAGCCAGATCGCTAACTCCAACCTTCGGGCTGGCGGTATGCCGTCTTCTTCTCCTGCGGGCATAGACGCACAGGTTCAGACGCTTCCTGCTCGCACTTCGGCATGGGAAGGTGGCGTGCGCAATCGCTCCAGCCTCCTCGGCCCTCAAAAGCAACGCGCCTATAGTCTCTGGGGGAGCTGATGGAATTCAAAGACCTGCTGCATATTTTCAATGGTGGGCGCAAGCCAGCGCAGGCCCCCCCCTTTGGTGTCGGTGCGCCAGGCACTATCCCCTTGCGCGGTTACGACAGCATTACTGTCAATGAGACGACTGAGCCCCTGTCTCCCGAAGCGTTTAAATCATTGGTCGGCATGGGCGAAAGCGTCCCCGGAGTCAATGAACAGGCCATCAGCTCTGACAAGCTTCGCGACCTCATTAGCTCCACTCGGGCTCAAGGCGTCCAAACGGACCTGAGTCCCCTCGCTGGCTTCACTAAGGGCATCCTGGGCCGCGACATTGGCTACGAGGCCCCGGAATCCGCTGGCTCCGTCTTCGGGCGCCTTGGAGCCATGCAGGACATGGTCGGGGACTCTGAAGCTACCCGCGCCAACACGATTATCAACGCCATGAAGATGGGCATGAACCAAAAGAAGACAACCATTGGCGAGTCCATGCAGGAAGCTCAGAAGCAGCTCCCTCGTGAGGGCCGTGGGGGGGGCAGTGGGAAGAAGCTCGACATGAAGGGCTATGGCGACCGCATCGAGAAAGACGAGGCGCAGCTCTCCATTGATAACTTAGCGGCCATCCAAAAGGCGATCCCCACGATCTTTGATTCCAAGAACAAAACGCCTATCCCTGGCTTCGACCAGTCTCTTCAGTTGAACCCGTTTAAAGATAAGTTCAACCTGCCGGACACTTGGCAGCGCCCTCTCATGCACTCGTTGAGTAAGGACGGCGGGGAGGCGAACCGCAACAAGCAGGCCGTTGAAGGCCTTGTGGGCGTCCTGCGTAACAATCAGTTCGGCGCTACGCTCACTGCAAACGAGCAACTGGCCTGGGCTGAACAAATGGGGACGGCTGCTGGCCAGAGCCCGGACGCCCTTAGGCTTGTGATGAGCCGCTTCCGCGCCACGGTTAAAGGCAGGCTTCGCAACCGCGAAACAGCCCAGCCCGAAGAGGCAGCAGAGTACGAGCGCACCTTTGGCCCAGGCGCTCCTACGAGCAAGCACTCCGTCTTCTCTGTCGAAGGCGGAGTCCCGTCGACTCAACCTGGAGGCATCGACATGAACGCCGTTCGGGCTGAGAAAGCCCGCCGCCAGGGGCGCACCCCTCAGTCTGTTGGCGAGCAACCGGACGAGACACCTCTCGGAGCGACGCTTGAGAACGGCTACCGCGCTGAGCCCGCACCTGGAGGGTTCTCACGCGCCGAAGAGGGATTCAAGGAATACCCTAGCGGTTGGCGTCAAGAGCCCGAGCCTGAGATGTTCCTGCCTCGTCGTGAATCCGTCGATGAGTTTGTGGTCCCTCCTATGGATCAAAGCTTTGACGCCGACAAGGAAACGCAAACACTGGACGGGCCTAGTCGTGGACCTGCGTCCGTGATGGATGAAATCTTTACTTGGCCGATGGACCTTATCTCTCAGTTCGACATCCAGACGCCGGAGGGGATTATGGCCTACAAAAAAGCCGCCCTTGCCCATTCGTTTGACAACGCAGATCGGATCATGGGGCCAGGTTGGATGCAAGACCCAGAGTTGATGCAGGCATTCGCGATTGCGCAGCGCAATCGCTTTAACATGCCTGACAGACACTTGCTGGAGTCTAAGGATCGGCAAGCACAAGAGATCCAAGGCACGCCGTATGAGCGGCTCAAGCCGGGCCTGATGAAGCTGCTCCAGGAGCTTGGCTAATGGATCTCACAAAACTCTCAGACGCCGACTTAGATGCGCTTGAGTCTGGCGATTACTCGAAGCTGTCCGACGGCGCACTTGATGCGCTTGATGGCGGCAGCACGAAGCAAGCTCTCAACGAGCAACATCCCGACGTTGGTACGGCTCGTCGGGCGCTGATTAAAGGCTTCGGCGCTAACGGTCGCGGTATCGAGTATCTGCGTGAACAGCTCCCAAATCATGAGATCACCGAGAACGAAGACGGCGAGATGTGGATTCGTTCTCCCGAAGAAGTACGAGCAAACGCTCCCCGCAAGGTCTTGGACCCTTCTGGGGCGGCCGATTGGCCTAAGGATGTTCTTGAATTTGCTCCTGACCTGATCCCCACTCTGGCCGAAGGAGCCCTCGGCGTGATCGGCAAACTGCCTGTCGCGATGGGTCCGGCTATGGGGATTGGCGCAGCTATTGGCGGTGGATCTGAGGCTGCTCGTCAGCTCTTAGGCGCAGGCCTCGGGCTTGGACCCAAGAACTTCAGTCCGTCCGAGATCGGCATGTCTGCCGCCATTGGTGGTGCTGCCCCCATTATGTTTGGTGTCGGGGCCAACAAAAAGAGTTTAAACGCTGCTGCTGCCAAGTACGGCAAAGTGGCCGAAGACTTGGCCCGCTCTGGACGTGGCGCCATCGGGCGTACCTACGACCAAGTCACGGAAAACGCCTTCCCTTGGCTCGCTGGAAAAGTTTCTGGCATCCCCAAGGTGACGCTTCAGAACCTCCGTAAATACATGGGCGAAGTGAAGGAATTAGACGCCGGAGGCTTCAAAGGCGAAACTGAGTTTCTTGACAAGGTAATCGGAGGCACAAAAAACACCATCAAGCAGAAGTCGAAAGAAGCCTACGCTGGACCAGAGGTGCTTCTCCAATACCTTGACCGTGACGAGGCCGCCCGTGCTGGCCTGGAGTTCGGCGACTACCTGACTGACCTGCGCACCTACGCCAACGAGGACATCGTTACCAAGGAGCTGACGAAAGGCAAGGCCGCCCGCAAAGGGGCAAAGGCTCAGTACAAGGAGACGCTTCGGCTTCTCAGAACGGCCGACAAAGACGTTCCTCTTGGCGACCAAGCGGGGGCGCTTGCCCGCAAGCCGCTGGTGCAACCGCTTTACGACACGCTTGATGAGCTTAAAAACGAGGCCCTTGAAAGTGGCTCTGAAGAGGCCATTAAGGCTGCGATTAAGGCGCGTGAGTCCGTTAAGGCCCTGGTTGGGACCAGTGACCGCGTCTCCCTCAAGGGGGCTGCGTCGCTCAAAGACCCCCTCAAAGGCGAGTTCAATCTTTTTAAAAATAAGTCCACCGCGACCTCAACCGCCTTTGAAAAGCGTTTAAAGGCCTCCGCAGCGAAGACGATCCAAAATATCGACGCTGCGCTTGAGGGGCAAGTTCCCGCCCTTAAGAATGCGCGTGAGCTGTGGGCCAAGCGGGTGCAGGACTTAGAAAAGCTCGACAAGGTCATGCCTGACCCCAAGGAGTTTGACCCCAACCCGTTCAAGACGTTCGCCGATGCTGCTCGCGGGCCTTACAGCCAAAAGCAGATCCAAGAAGTCGATAATGTTTGGAAGACGCAGGCCAAAAAGGGCTTCGACATCGCCGATGTGTATTCTCGGTTCGGCAAGGATTACACCTCGTTCCTGCCGTCTAGCCCTGGCCGCCTTGCCGGTGGCCTTGTCGTGGGCGCGGCTGCTGGCGGCGCGGCTGCTGGCCTTGACCAGGTCACGGGCGGCAACACCCCCAACTGGCCGCTCATCTTGGCCGCTGGCGCGGCTGGTAGCAGCCTGTCCTCTCCGGCTATGCTGAAGCAAGGCGCCAAGGCGGCTAACGCAACTGACGCCTTTGGGAAATTTCTCAGCCGCAAATTCCTCAGCCCTGGCGGTGTCACCTCAGCTTGGAGCGCCATGCAAAACCGTGAAAAAGAAAAGGAAGTAATAAAATGAAGTCCCAACCCGAAAAGCCTAAATCAGACGACAAAGACACAGACTACGAAGCAGACAGCGCCGTAGACGCACTTATCCGTGCCGAAGAAATCAAGGGCAACAAAGTCCTCATGGAGCGCGTCCAAAAGAAGCTCGCCAAGAAGTACAGGGCCGTCCAATCGCTCCAAGACTTAAAGGACATGGCCGCCGAAATGGACGAGGACGACTCGTAATGGCGATCATTAAAGACAAAGACGGCAAGCCAATCGGCATCGTCTCCACTGGTCCGGGCGTATACGGGCTTCCTCCTGATGCTAAAAAGAAGAAGCCCAACGCGAAGAAAATTAAGACACTACAGGATCTTGCAGATCGTCTGAAGGAGCTTGAGACTGAGGGGAATCTTCCTCAGTTGAGCCCTGACCCCCGAAAGAAATAGAGCTGGCAACAACGCGCAGGCGTTTCTCCTCCTCGTGTTTCAACGGATGCGCAAGCTTAGTCGCCCCACGGGCAAGCTTCTGGTGGTCTAAATACGCGGCGCTCAAAACGGCCGCCAAATGCTGAAGCTCGTCCGGGCTGGACACAATGACGTTTTGAATCTCAACACGGCGGCTGTTCACCAAGATGATCCCGATGCCCTTAGTGTAGGAGTACGTGGGGTCAGCGCCCCCGATGAGAACCGACCGTTCAAATTTATCCATTTTCTTTTCCTTCTTTCTTAGCGGTGATCCGCACTGACACACTAGGAGCCCCACGGTAGGGCTCGATGACCTCAGGCGGCAGAGCTTTGACCTGAGGAATTTTACTCCAAGAAACGGTGCCCTGGCGCTGTACGCGGGTGATCTTAACGCCGTAGCCCTCGACGGAGCCAGCAGCCTCATCATCCACCCACGCCTTGAGCAGGGTTTCGGCGTGTTCAAGAGCCGCCTCGGCCTCAGCCATATGCATCTTGGCCCGCTGCCACAGCTCAACGTCTGCCTCAAACACCTGGTTGTTCTCTATCGCCACGCAGTCCCTGCTGGTGAGCGGAGGCGGGGTCTTGGTGCGCACCATGGTCATGAACTCCATGGCTTTGGTGCGGTAATCCTTGAACGTGCTGTCGATTTCTGGCGTGCGTTCAATCGTGATGACGTGGCACTTGTGGCCGTCCTCCGGGCGAACGGACACGAAGTAACACGTAGTCATAAGTTGGTCAGCGCCAAAGCCCCAGACAACCTGTGGCATATAGTGCGCGGGGACGTTCTGGCTCCCACCCTCTCCGGCGGCGAGATGGGCGTCCAATCCCATGGCCTTGATTTCGATAAAAACGCCCTTTTGCTGGTTGGTTCCATCGGAGGAGAAACGAACGTCCCCACGCTGGTCATAGACCATCGGCGCGAGTTTGAACCCAAGACTGTCCTCAAGCTTCTTCCGGGCCACAGGCTCAGCCAGCGTTCCGCGCATGACGTGCGGAAGACTGCTGATGTCCTCCGGCTCGATGAGCCCAGTCTTTTCAAGCCAGAGCTGATAGGGGGTTTTGTATGGCGAGAGGCCAAGGACGATGGCGATTTCACTGCCGCCGATCCCCAGCTTCCGATCCTCCAGCCATGCGGCGCTGCCTTGGGTTTTAATGCTGTTTTCTTCAAAGGGATTCATTGATTGCCTTTCTTACGTCATCGACCGTTACGACGACAAAATACCGATTGCCTAGTTTCTTGAGCCTGTCCTCAAACGCTTTCTGCGCTGGGGACTGACGACCGCCTGGTTTTTTAACCTCAAAGAAGATCACGATGCCACCTTTAAACGCTGCCGTTATGTCCGCCTGACCGTTGAGGTCGTACTTAGATTTGGAGCGATGCCGACCAGTGGTGATATCGAAGACTCCCATCGTGTTGACCTTAAAGGCCAAGCAGTCCCCGCGCTGGTTCAGGTAGTCGAGAATCTCGTTCTCATATTCCTTCTCCAATTTCACGGTCTTCGGCAAAGACAGCATCAAGCACCCCCTTTAGCCCGGCGCGAGACACGAGCCACAGGAGCGTAGATTTCTCTACCCTATCAAACGATGCGCCTGGGGCGTCCTTTGCAATGCGAAGCTCTAGCCAATCCATACGGCGCTTCACGCGCCTCATGTAGGCCACGTCTTCTGGGTTTAGTTCATTCATATTTCATCTCCTCAATTCTCGGGTATTCCTCCCACACAACCTTGATGTGGGTGGGGACCATTGGCACTTGGTTTTTTATGTCGGACATTTTCTTAGCGTTGACGCCAACACGAGCTAGGCGATGCCTCGCGATGTTGTCCACCTTCGGCGTGCCCCAAGGGCAATACTCAACCACGGGCTTGGTTAGCGCGTTGGCAGGCAGGTAGGTGATCTTGGTGCAGATACGGCCCGACTTGGCCTTATGCTCCGCAATGACTACGCTGCGGATCGGAATCCACGACGAGGGCGGCGGCTCAACCTCTCCTGACAATATCGCCCCTGAGCGGTGCCTGGTGTCGAGCGCCTTGGTCCCGTCACGCTCGGCGGGTGGAGGTGGTACGTAACCACAGGCCGGGCACTGGTGGATTGTTTTCTCCATGTACTCCAAGCACTGCGGGCAGAACTTCATCAGGCTTTCTTTGGGGTTCTTCTCGCCCTTCTTGCGAATGAACGGCTTATCTAGTGGGCCACAGCTTTCAATAACTTTCCCGTAATCTAAAACAAGACAATCGACCTTGTCTGGATGCGTGCGGAGTCCACGACCCACGATCTGGAGGTACTTCACAGGAGAGCGTGTCGGGCAGCATAGGCACACAGAGTCGATGGGCGGGAAGTCGAAGCCCTCTTTGATGATCGAGATGAACGTCAGGTGACGCCCCTTTGTCTTCCAGTGGTCCATCACTGGATCGCGGCTTTCTAGTTTCGAGTGATAAGCCACAGCGTCTTCGCCGTTCTCACGCAAGACCGCCGCCAACAGTTCGCTGTGCTTGATGCCTGTGCAGGCCCAAACGATTTTCTTGCGTCCGTTTAAACGAGGCAAGGCATCTGCCACTTGGGCTCGCACCTTCTCCAAGTCGTTGGTCAGTCGCTCAAGCCCGACCTGGTCATAGTCGCCAGCAACAATCTTAATGTCTGAGGCGTCGAACTGTTCCTCGACTCGCTTCATGCGAGGGATGACAAGGATGCCCTTCTCAAGCGCCCACTTGAGGTCGCGCCCGTAGGTCACGCTGTCGAACATCGAGGTCTTCTCTCCGTAGATGTACCCGTTGGAGCGGTAGGGGGTTGCCGTTAGTCCGACAACCTTGAGCTTCGGGTTGCGCTCATAGCTCGACGCAACGTACTTGCGGTAGGCAGACTCGGGCAAGTCGGAGACATTATGAACCTCGTCCAGGATGATGAGGTGCGGTGGCTCTCGCTCTACTCGATGCAGGCTTTGGATGGTGCCCACGGTAATCATGCGCCCAAGCTGCTTCTTCTTGCCAGTATACGTGCCTAGCTGATCGTCGGTGAAGAACTCGCTAAGCACCCGGACCGTCTGACCCAGAAGCTCAACACGGTTCACAACGAAGTCGATTCTGACATCTGGCTTTGCACGCCAAGACTGCATCATCAGCATGGAGGCGATGCGGCTGTTGTGAGTGACTGTGAAGTCTCCAAGCAGGAAAAGCCTGTCTCCATCTATTTCAACCCCGTAGTAATCCCCTTCGCCCAAAGACTCTAAAGAGAACCCGCGAATTCTGTGGTTTTTAACCTGCCTCCTCATCGCAGCTTTCCGCTTCTCTTGTAGGACGGGGACAGTGGAGATATCCCCACTTATGAATATCCGCTGGTATGGCCTCGCTTTATCCCACCCCTCAAGACGAACCCATTTAACCCTTCGAGTGGCGGCAAATCCCAGCCCCCTTGCTAAATGTAGGATGTCGTCACTAAGGCCAATGTATTTTGTTGCGATCTCGTAAGTCCCATTAGTCAGGCACCCGTCCGTATCAATGAGCCCGGCCAACAGGTTCATTCGGTCCCGCGTTGAGGAGGTTAAAAACCTATGCGGGATGCGTTTCTCATTGTTTATTTTTGCCTCTGAAATGATGGACCTGAGAGGATTGCATCCTTTTTTGTCCCCTCTGTTTCCACTCAAGGCAAACGACGATTGCCCGGTCGACTTGTATTCCTTGAGCGACAGCCCCTTGGATTCTGCGTAGGCAGAGAGCCACGCCGTCAAGACTGGAACATTTTTGCAGATGATGGGATCTCTGTACTGTCCATCTCCTAGCCATAAACCTAAAAAATATGGGTCATCACCAAGGCTTGAGTCCTCGTTGAACTCAATGCCCTCGGGAGCCCAGAGCTTGTACTGCTTCTGGATGGTTCTTGCTTTTGTTAAGAAGTCTCCAACGGATACATTTTCTAAGTCGTGTGTATGGCCTTTAACCCTAGGAGTTCTTTTGAGGCTTAAGATGTGAGACTTGTTACACGTCCAAGAATCCCCCTTAATGGGAGTTACTCGGAACATCTCTTCCCTTCCTCTGGATAGGCTCAGGACGGTTCGAGGCAATGAGTCTGGACCCATAAGCCTGTCCCCGACCTCAACATTTTGTACAAGCTTCGTTGTCCCGTCATACATAAGGATCGGCGTGTCTTTGCCGAGGCACTTGCCTGTGCCCATCAGCAGGACGACAAGAGCGTTGTCGGCTTTTTTGATCTTAGCCCAAACTGCGGCAACTGCTTCCAGTTGGTAGTCCCGGTCGCCGGGGTTCAAGATGTAGTCCATGGGTTCCTTTCTGCCTGATGGCTAAGATCCCCCGAATTAGGCACGCTCGGGAGAACACGTAGATGGATTAGAAAATGTTGCCGGGCACAGTGGGGGCGGTGGGTGCGGTAGAACTACCGCTCGGCTTAAAGTAGGAGATGCGAGCCTGGGGGCCGTAGCCGTCAGACTCTTCGATCTTAACTTTGACAGTCGCACGCAAGTTCAGCATATCGGCCTCGTTGGTCAAATGGTCCGGGTTCGGAAACGCCGCTGCCTTAAGGAAGCTCTTGAGCTGGCCCAGGCCGATCTCCTGTGCCTTCTCACTTTGGTTGACGATGTTGAAGTTGTGCCAGAGCTTGCGGCCGGAAGAAGTCGTAAACTCAACCTTAATCATTTTCCCCATGTTCTTGGTGTCCTTAAGCTCGGCCCCGGTACAGGTCACTTGGTACTCGCCGGGAAGCCACTCGTTCGTTTCGACTTTAGACAGATCAATATTAATCATTTCTTGTTTCCTTCTACCTGAGCTTCAGCCGCAGGATTTTCACTGAGTTTTTTGAAGATGGCGCCAAGGTTGGCCTCTTCCATGGGGAGTACGCCACCACGCGTTTTCGCCTTGAAGCGGGTTCCGGGCTGAGTCAGCAGCCAACGCTTGGCGGAGCCGTCTGCGTTCTTAATCGTTTCATCAAGCACCAAACGGTAGACCTCATCGAACAGGCCCATGATGACGCCGAGGCTTGCGTTGCCAGGATAGTCGGGCTGGAAGAACTGACGCTGCTCCTCGTCTTTCACCAGGTTCTCTTGGCAGAGCATGATAAAGTTACAGGTCATGTTGTCGTTGATGTAGTTGATGAGCTGGGTCGTGATCTCGGCAATTTTGCTGTAGAGGAAGAACTTGTTCTTCACGATCTCCGACGCGAAGTTCTCCTCGATGTAACCCTTCAGCACGTAGCCGAACTGCGTGAGCGTATCGAAGCCGACATTGTCATACTCTTTGAGGGTAGGACTTTTGATCGCCTCTATGGTCGCGTTGAAGCGTTCGGTCGCCGTCTTGTATGGCACGCCGTTTACGTCCTTGGTCAAGTCGACGTAGGCGATGCTAGTGCCGCGCAGTGAGCGCAGCCCGTTCTCGTTGCCAAGCACGATAGCCTTTGGCAGCCCCCTCATGAGTGAGGTTTTCCCGCGTCCGTTGTCAGCGTACACTACAACTCTGATCGGCCCCTGGTGGATGGTGGATGTGTTTTGAATTTTCATTCTTGCCTTTCTGGCCTTGTGCCTTAACGAATATCAATGTACGCTTGACGAATATGAAAAGTCAACACAAGAAAAAACCAGTCGTCACAATCGGCGCTGCCAAGCTCCGTATCTGGCGTGAATCCAAGGGGATGACGCTTGAGGATGTGGCATCGCGTCTCGATGTTAGCAGGCAGGCCGTGAGTTATTGGGAAATGGGAGATACTATCCCCAGCTTGGCACACATTAAAGAACTCACCATCATCGCAGACATCGCCTTTTTAGACTGGCTCAAGGAAGCCTAAGCTCATGATGATCTTTGGCGAGAAAGCATCACCTCTCTGGGAGGCGGGGATCTCCGTCATCCCCTGCGCTGGCAAGATGCCAGTGGTTAAAGAATGGTCCAAGTATTGTAACGAGCAGGTAGAAATCTCCATCCTCGGCGCATGGGAGCAAACCTACTCTGACTGCAATATTGGGATGCCATGCGGGAAGGCAAGCGGCATCGTAGTCCTCGACATCGACGACGCCTCCCTGTTCGATAAGCTCCCTATCTCTCCGGTGTCTTGGCGCGGTCGCGAAGGCCGTGAGTCGCGTGCGTTTAAATGGTCTGGTGAATCAGTCGAACACTACGCTGGCATCGACATCATTGGCCACGGCGGTCAAGTCATCCTGCCTCCCTCGATTCACCCCGAAACTGGCAAGCCCTATATCTGGCTGAATAACGCCCTCCCGTTCGACGACCTCCCCACGCTGCCAAAGGGTCGGGACTCGTCTGTGTTCCAGCCGCTCAACCGTGGCCCATCTGGTGAGCGCAGCATCAGCGCCTCTATTGGCCGGTGGAACACGCTCTCTGCGCTATCGTTCGCTATGGCTTGTGACGGCGAATCGCTAGACGCAATCTGCGAGAAGATGCTCGCGCACGAATGTAAAAGCTGGTTCTACGACACCACCGAGAATCATCGCGGTACAAACCCTCCCAAGGCCGCCCGGCGCATGGCAGAAGATGCCATCAAAAAGGCCCTCCTCCAAAACAAGCGCATCGAGACTACCTCCCCCCAGGTGGCCATCGACGTTTCCAAGCTCATCGCCGCACGTCTAACTCAAGATTCCCCGCGCCAAAGCACTGACTCCCATGTGTACCGCCACCCACCGCTTCCCCCCGAGGGAGCCATGCGCTGGATCTACGAGTATATCGAGCAGCAGTCGTCACCGCAGATCCCGTCGCTGGCCCTTGGTGGCGCTATCTCCATCATGTCGTCCCTTCTCCAGAATAGGTTTAAATGTGGCCGCATTGGCCTCAGCACCTACGTCTTAAACGTCGCCCCCTCGGGCACCGGCAAATCGTTCCCCTATGCAGCCGCAGAAAAGCTCGTGCCTCACTCGATGCTAGGCGCTGGCGGCTACAAGTCTGGCAAGGTCTTCACCAACTCGCTCGCCAAACAGCGGGAGCGGCTGGACGTTCTGGACGAAGTGTCGGCCATGTTTGCACATATGCGAGACGGCTCCAGCTTCCAGTCTGAGCTTGTGGACATTATGTGCGGCGCTTGGTCAGCAGGACCTACTTCGTTCTTCCGCTTCTCTCAGTCGGTTTCCGGCATCAAAGACGGCGAGAGGACTGGCGTCTGGTCGCCCGCTGTCTCGATATTGGCCTCAACCACAAACGCTGGTCTTTTGAATTCAATCTCCAAGACAATGACCGAAAAGGGTTTCTTCCCACGGTTCCTCATCTTCCCCCAACCGATGCTGGACTGGAAAGAAGCCCTTTCAGACCGTGACTGGCTTGGCCCTATTGTCCAGTGGCGCAACATGATCTTTGAGCGCTACCCGATTCTTCTGGCCGGGCAAAATACCACCCCAGCCAATCCCTCGGGCTCTATGACGGAAGCTCCCGATGCACAGCGCATCGCTCGTGACGTGCAGCCGTTTGACCGCAGCCATTTAAACGCACTGTCTCGCAAATACTTTGAGGCACGCAAGCTCCAAGATGCAGACGAAGCGTTTGATGCCTTCCAGGCGCGTAAGATTGAACAGGTCGTCAAGATCGCGCTCATGTACGAGCTTGGCCGCATGACCGATCCCACGGCAACTCACGTCACCCAAAGCCGCGATGAACACGGTCGTCCGTTTGACGAAGCCTACGTAGACGAAGCGTTTACCATCCAGAAGGATGCGTTTGATTACGCCGAAGAGCTGTGGGACTGGATGTTCGTGTCACAACGTGTCTTCATCTCAAGCCTTGCCGAAAGCTCGGACCGCGTTCGGATTATGAAGCAAGTCCTTAAGTACATCGAAGAGGCCAACACCAAAGGCGTTTCTCAGGCTCGCCTTACAAAGCAGTTTGGCCGCCTGACTCGCCGGGAGCGCGACGAGATTGTGAGCGACCTTCTTGTGAGCGAGCAAATCCGGGTCGTCGAGCGGGATTCTTCCCACGGCAAAATCCGGGTTTACGAGCCCTGCCGCTAGACAAAAGAAGAAGCCCCCGGAGAAGCATTTCTGCTTCCTCGGGGGCCTCGAAAGAAGATAGGGCGAGTACCTTCGCCAAGCAGTTTACATAGTCAAGGCCTCAATCGCAAGCAGCTTTGAAGTATCTGCGATCTTCATTTTAAGAATCATCTGTAGCGCCGCCTTCAGGTCGTTATCAGAGGAATGAGAAGGCTTCGGAGCCACCCACTCAGGCCTTGCCACAAACACCATCGGCACTGCTTCAGGCACCACCACGGGCACCACTTCAGGCACCACCACCGGAGTCGGTTTTTTGTTTCGCCGCATACCCTTTTTGGTAAAATACTTAGAAAGAGTAGGGGCGGGGACGTTGACCGCCTCAGCAATCTTCCACATGGGCTTGCCGGCGTTCCAAAGTTGGTCTGCCCGCTCCCATGGGTCTACGGCGGGAGCTTGCTTCTCGTCAGACGGAACAACCACCTCATTTTTAGACAGCCAATTGTTTAAATACGCCGGGTCTACGTGTTCTATTTTCTTGTGACCCATGGGCTGGATCAGAGCGGTCACTCCATTGATCCCCATAAGTCTCGCCCTGCCCCAGTGGCCTCCTCCCTCGGAAGCCCTCCCTCCAGCCGGGCTAACTCGCACAAGCGGTGATCGCACCTTGGCCAATAGGAACTTACAATCTTCTAACGTCATTTAAATGCCTCCTCTTTCGTACCATTTGTTTAAATGCCACCGCCAATTTGGCGGCAACTCGTTTAAATATTTTGCCCATTTGAACCTGCACTCAGGGCATTTCTTGGGTCTGTTGGTCCGAGACTTGATGACTCGGCTACAAATTTGGCAGCTCGCCACCCGCTCGTAGTTGGTCATTGGAAATAAGTTTCGTTGCGACAGTAGTGAGAAAAATGCGGCTCTGACTTAGTAAAGTGAGCGTCTTCAAACACGCAGTAGTTGTTCGGGAGCGCCGCGAACAGGCCGCATCGCAACTCAATCACGTTGTGCGTCTTGTGCTGCTCGGGGTCTTGGGCGTAGAGCCCTTCGCTGTAATCAATCGTGAAAAGGTATCTCCCGCTGAGTAGGGCGTCTCCAATTTTGCACTGAACCTCGTAGTCCTTGAGATACCTGTGCTTGATAATAGAGGCAGCCACTCCCACGGTACTCCAAGGGCACAGCGTCTCCAGGTTGACGCCTTCTCCCGAGTAATACTTGGCGCGAAAGGCCCATATCGGCAGGCGAGAAAAGACAGCGCCGTTCTCAGTGTGACAGGTAAAAAGCAGTGTTCGATGTTCAAGAATCGTGACGGCGAAAACGTAGCAGTCTTCGACGCCTTGATGCTTATCGTTGGTCAGGTATTTTTGTAGAACCTGGCAGCGTATGGGCTCTGGCAAATCTAAAATCATTTGTCCTCCCCCAGCGCGTTGTGAGCAATCGCTTGGTTGGCGATAAGCTCCAGTGTCGCCCGCAGCTCACGCTCTGCCGCGTACCTCGACCGTATCACTAGCTGCGCCGTCGATAGCGCCGCCCGGCACCGCTCCAGCTCGTCGAGCAGTGCTAGGGCTTGGAGGGGGGAGAAGGCGCAGATGTGGTTGGCGTTGTCGTCCTGCTCAAAGGAATATATTTTACGCTCCGTGTTGTCGTCCAAAAACTCAGTGAGCCCATGAAACGCGCATATGCCACGGCGTCCTTTTTCTGCCTCAATTTCTCCATTCACCAAGTCGTACACCCACTGCCCCGGCGTCGCGGCCAGCGCGATCCTGCGCAGTTCTTTCAAGTCCATGGCCTGCTTGCTGGGGGTCATTTTAATGCCTCAAACGCAGTAATTATTGCGTCCCAATCCTGGCCGCGCATGGTGACTCGCAGACTGTCCTTTGTTTTTAAGTTATGGGGCTTTAAAACATTGGCTAAACATTGAATGGCTATGAAAAGATTATCAATTTTATTTGGTTTAGCCGAAGTTAGCACCGGCTTCCAGTCGGGGTCCATGCCATCGTTATTAAATGCTTTTCGTTGCCATTCACTGCTCATTTTTCTCATCCTCCACGCCCGGCTGGGCGATGTACTGGCGGGCAAACTCAGCGCCTTGTTTAAACGCTTCTTTGTAGCGGCACCAGTGGGCGTCCATCTCTGAATCAATGTATGGGCCCCCAAAGCGGATGATGGCCTCCGCCTCAATCGTGCTGTCGGATAGCGTCGATGGCTTGGGCTCAGAGAGAGCGGCGGCGATGTCTCGCTGTAGCGTCGTTGTTTCTCCCAGATGTTGCAGCACGTTCCACGCCGTGATAGCGCCCGCCATAATCTCTCCCGCTCGCTTCATGGCTTGCTTGCTGGGGGTCATTTGGGCTCCCTTTGCTTCAAAACTATCCGCAGGGCTTCGATTGCCATGGCCACTTGAAGAGCCTCTTTTTCAGTCCATTGCGTTGATGGCCTCTCGCAAATTGAGCGCAGGTCATCAATTACTTTTAGGTTAATCACGGCGTAATTAAAGCTCATCCCCTGCCCTCCGCCCGGTAGGTGGCAAGAGCCTCCTCGGCACACCTCCTCAACTCAGGCGGGCTAGTATAGCCCCCATCCCATTCGCGGATCTCCTCCAGCGCCTCCACTAGCTTCTCGGAGCGGGCTAGTTCTGCGGATAGCTCTTCAACGAGCCAATGGTAACGCCTGACTAGCTCTTCAGTATGGTTCATCAATTCATTGAGCTTTGTGTCTATAGTCATTTGGTTTCCTTCACGCTGGCGCGGAGCTGTATTAAATGTTCTTCCAGTCGTGCGCTTATTGGGGTGAATGGGTTTATAGGAGAGCCACTCTTGAAGGCACCGACGCAAAGGTCAAGATCAGAAATAAGCTCCCTAATATTCTCCCTACCTTCGGTCCGCGCCGCTGCAAAAGCCTTGGCGAAACGCTCGATAGCCGGAGTGTCCTGTGGCTCGCGAACACCGTAGCCCGTGAACCACCTTATTAGGTCCCGCGCCCTTTCTGTGTCGGACGGGCTGACATCAACTCGGGCTAACCACGCCTTCCTCGGTCCCTCCGCCCGCGCCTCTGCAAGAGCCTTGGCGATGGCATGAAGTAGCTCGAAATGTCCTTGGTCCGAGATCACGCCGATGCCTCCAAGAGATGAGTGTTGCTTAATAGTACCCTTAAGCAGCTCCCGCGCCTTCTCCTCGTCGGTCATAGTCCCAGCTCCCGGCAGAGCCGATCCCACGATCCCGCTTCCGCCCCAGCGCAAGCTTTGTCCCACGCGGCGGCGAGGCTATCCTTCGTGATAGTCACCCTCACACCCTCCAACTCCCATCGCTCATCGAGCATTTGTTCCACGTTGAAAGAAAACCCGGCTGTCATCCATGCCCCATCGGGGCCACGTTTAAACCTACGCCCGCTCTTCAGTGCTTCGATTAGTGTCATTTCTTCTTCGCCCGCTTCGCGCCAAGCGCCTCAAACATATCGTGCCACTCGTCGCGCTCAAGCCTAGCCTCGTAGATCACATCCGAAATCACCCCGACGATCTCCCGCATCTGAGCGATATTCACCTGAGCCTTCTTGCCCTCGCGCTTACATAGTTCCCGGATCAGTTTTTCGATGGTCCATTTTTTCATAGTTTCTCCCAATTTTCTTCGATCACGTCCGCGATGCGGTTAAAGTCTGCGCCGCCGTCGTTGAGGGTGGCCAAAGTGTCGTGCTTCATGCCGCGCCCATAATCCGGGTCAACAAAGACCCGGCTAGGGAGAGTACCCATGTCGCTCCCCATCCCAGCCCACTTCTCTACGTCTCGGCAAATGCCGCCGTCTTGTTTTATAGACAGAAGCGCCTCCAGCGGCAGGTCCGAATCCTTGGCACAAAGATCGGTCAGCACACCGAGGCAGCAGAAACCACATTGGTTGGTTCCGGCAACGTCACTGCTAAGCTCCCCAGTTATCTGCTCGTACTCACCAGAGCGCAGAGCCGCGACCCATTTTTTCATGATTGATTGCTTCATGCCTCTGCCCCCCCGATAACAAGTAGCTGCGCGTTCGCAGCTACATAAAGCATAGCGTCGCCCATAAGCTTAAAATGGCTTTTACAGCCATCAAAAGCCACCATGAGAGGTATGTCGTTGTCGTCGGCTAATTTCATCTTTGCTGCAAAATCATCCGCAAACCGTCGCAAATGCTCCTCGTATGTTGGGAGCAGTTTAATAAAGTGTTTGGTCAATTCTTCGTCTGTCATTTCATTTCACCCATAATTGAATACTGCCCCGCCTGTCAACCAAGGCTTACATAATAGCCTGTGGCTGTGACGCTCCTGCCAAGCCGAGTTATTTTGACCTCTTTTGGAGTCACGTTTTCAAAAGCGCGGCTGCTAACGTAGGCCAAAAAAGCATGAGACGCGGCGTCCTCATCCGGCTCAGCCATAGACGTGTAGGATGACGGCTTAAGCGACTTATAAAGAGCCTCCAGAATACGCGCCTTAACCGTGTCGTCGGCGACATCAAGTAGCACAATTGAAATTTGCTGTAGCAATGCGGAATTGCCCAATGGGCTGCCCCAAAGCATGCCCTTAATGTTCTCCAGTCTAAAATCCATCCGACGCCTCATCCTCATTCTGCTCCTCGTCCTCGTCTCCTACGGTGTCCTCTATAGGCGCAACGAACACGGTAGGAGCCTTAGTGTGAGTCATGAATTGCGGGCTCTGCGTAGGTCCATACTCAAGGCAAAAACTTGTTTGCAGTACAGCGTTGTGTCGCAGAAGCATACACACAGTCTTAGACACAAGCCCTGCAATGACCAAGGTCGTGTAAGCGATAGCCTTATTGGTACATGGCTCACTGGCCGCCTGCTCATCGGTGTAGAGGTCGTTTAAATACCGTTTAACCGTCTCATGATTGTAGGGCTTGATAATGCCTGTCTCGATTGCCATTCGAGCATCGACAATCCAGCGGGCCGTCAGCCGCCCGCCTAAAAGGTCTTCGGCTATCTGCTTACGAACGGCCATGTTATCAACCGCGACAACGAGAATATCGCAGGGGAGAAGCTCGGCGTATCGCTCCTGCTTCTCAACAATCGCCGTGTCGGTCAGTAGCTTGACCACGTCGTACAATGCTGTGACCTTGGGCTTGCCCACTTGGCTCATAGAGAAAACTTGGCTTGGGATGTTAACCTCATCGACCGTGTCAAAGTCTACGACTTCGATGCGTTTAAACCCAAGCTTGGCAAGCGAAAGCGTTGACCAGGAGCCGATGCCACCCGCGCCGATAACTCTAATTTGAGCGTCTAATGTGGCGCTCGGTAGTGTGTCATGTTGTCTCGTGAGATTCATATTAGTTCCTAACTCCATTTCCCCAAAGCCATTGCAGGGCTTCAAGCTCTGCATCTTCCTGCATCGAAAGGTGTCCATGCACTTGCTGCTTATTTTCCAGCTTATGCAGCGCGATAACAGAAGCGTCGGCGCTCATTGCGCCAACCTTCTTCTCAGCTTCCGCATAAAGCTTATCTTTGTAGGTCGTGATTTTTTCTTTTTTTAGAAGGTCGGCGTCTTTGGTCCCAGATTCTATTCCAGGGAGAAGATCTTGACTGTTCCAATCGTCGTAGCCGTGATAGTGACGGCTGCTTTGAAACACGCTTGGAGACTTTCCCATAGCACCGCCAAAGCTCACCCGCTTGCACCGCTCGGCCATGCTGGCTCTCCAGGTAGCGGCTTGCGTGTCGTCAACGGTGTCTTCGATCTCTGTGGCCATATCATCAAGCTGCATTTGGCCAAACGTCGTGGGAAATGAAGCACATGACTTCATTTCGGCTTTTTTGTTGAACACTGTGGCCATAAACCATCCATGCTCTGATAGCTCGCGCATAGCAATTTGATCGGTGCCAGACCAAAAAACGCCCATATTGACGTGGCTGTGCCACCAAAATCGCAGCGTGTCGGGCTCATTGCGTAGCTCATGCATAGCCTTGGCGATACTCGCCGGAGACAGATTGGTTTCCGTCGGTCCATTCTCCTGTTCACACAGAACGATGCGGCCTACTTTAAACGTCTTCGTTGCTTGGTCGTAGGCGCAAGTGCCTAGGCCGCTAATTTCCACGTCCGATTCACGGACATAAAACATAATCTCTTTATAAACTGAGCGAGGAATTACGAGCTTGTGTGACATGATGTGTGAGTCTCCATTCCGATTGGACATGACCTTCGGTCGTTAGTGGATTGTTGCGCTTCTCCAGCGCAAGCTTTTGTTTAAACGCATTGATCTCATCCCAAGGCGAGATATGTGGTGCTGTGTCTAGGTCGTAATGGCTTAGGACTTGTCGCGTGATAGCTAACATGCCTCCAAGTGCGCCTTGGTCAAACATCTCCTCATACCGCATAGCCTCCCCGCCGACGCATAGACGGCGCGCATTGTTTGAGCCACGCGACAGGAACGGGTGAAATGTTTGCCATAGATACGCGCCTGTGCGCTCGCTGTAGCCATTTCGTTTCTCAGCGTCACTAGCTGCGTCTGGCGCAGCCCATTGCTGGCGCACCTTAATGTCTCTGTTGCCTGTTTTGAGGTTCACAATGAAGCGCCCTAGGTTCCACTTGTAAAACTCCTGTGTGCGCTGCACAGGGATTGTTATCGTGATCTCCTGTGTGAGTAGGTCGAAACTGCCATCATTATTCTCGTCACACTGTGTCCAAAAAGGGTGCTGCATCTCATCCGCTAGCGCTTTGAGGTTAGTGACGGCAATGGTCGAATCGCCTTCGATTTTGGAAACGGCCAGGTAAGCCTGATAGCGGTTCTGGTATTCAGAAAGCCGCGCTCGCATAGCGTCCTGCGCTTGCTTTAGCTGAGTCACAGAACGTGTGTAGTCGTCTCTAAGGCTACGCTTGAGGTTGTCAGAGTACGCTTTGATAGTCGTCTCTGAGGAAGCTTGAAGCCGTTTAAACGTCTCAAGCGTGTCGGCTGATCTAGTGGTTGCTTGCTCCTCGCCACTAAGCAGCCCGGCAAAGAACCTTTGGTTAACAGCTCCTCGGCGCACCAAGAGCTGCGTCGGGCTTGCCAGGTAAGGTGCAATGTCGAGTGTAGCGGGGTCAGTGTCGGCGTTAGCGCATAGATTGCGCAGGTAGCCGAGCGTAGCTGTGGCGTCGTCGCCAAACGTGGCGCGGCCAAGCCTGTAGTCGTCTCGCGTAAGGTCGGCGAGGTAGGTCGTCGTGGTCATGATGTGCCTATCTCCTCATGTGAGGGGTTTGGTCATGATTTATGAAAACAGCCGCGCCTAGCTCATGACCAAACAAGCTAAGCGCGGCTTAAAGGACAATTAACCGCCTTTAACTTGACGCGCAAACGTGACTACGTCGCCGTCCTCCAGCACGTCGCTGGCGCTGGCAGTGTCGCCATTAATCGACGCTTGGTAGCCGTCGCCGAGCAACGGCATAAGCTTTGCTTGCACTTCGGCAACAGTCGTCACGTCATCGAAAACTTTTTTGTCGCCACCAAGGGTTTGAGCAATGATATTTTTAGCCATAATCGTATCTTCCTTTTTTTGCTCCCCAAACGTATACCGCAGGGGAGAATCTTACAAACATATGTCTAGCGGCTCAAGCACCGCTTGTCAATCTATTTCTACAGACAATCCGCGATTGACGCACAATTCTTTAGCCGCTGCGTTTAAACGCGGGTCGATAACCTCGGCGCTAAACTCCTGCGTAGCAGCGTCCCACGCGCACAAAGTCATGTGCTGCACGTCCACGTTTGACGCCTGTGTCTCGTACACGTCACGCGTTAGCTCGGTGCCCCAGTAGTCATAACTCTCGGCGTGTCGCGTCTGCGCAAACTGCACCATAAGCTCAGCGCACAGCCAATGTGGTGTGCCTGCTAGGTCAATCTCCTCGTCCAAATAAATAGTCATCGCGTCCATGTCGTCACAGCCCACGCGCAGCCGCGTCGATACGGTTTAAACGCTCGTGTCTGCTTACGCAGTCGCCGAGAAACGCAGCCTCAGGCAGCGCAATCAAACGCCTGGCATCGAATTGCAGCGCGTAGATCAGCATCGACCTCTCGAAGCTGCACTCACCAAGTCGGCGCGTAGCGCGTACAAGCCGCACATATTCATTCATGCATGACTCGTCACTATCACACTCGCTTGTGTGGATGACTTCGATGCCAGGCAGCGTCGGCATAGGTCGCAGCTCTCGAAGCTCGCTTAGTTCCTCCCGCGTGCGCTCCCTAGCCTCCAAAATGTCACGCTCGTCAAGCGTGCCGCTAGCGTCTCGCGTCGTCACCGCGCAAGCGGCAAGCCCTACTAGGCATCCAGTTAGTTTAAACAGCCTCATCGTTCTTCTCCATTTCCTCGCGTGTCGGGTCCAAGCCCTGGCACAGAATCGCCAAGGCCGCATCGTCGAATCCATCCAGCATCAGTTTCAAATAGGCCGCCTGCCTGGCTTGTGGCGTAGGCTGTGAAGCCTCAAAATCCGCTACAAGCTCAGCAAGCATCATGTCACGCGTCATCAAAGCGCACCGCCTGCCTAACGCTCTCAGAGGTCGATAGCGCGTCTGTTGACTCAGCATCGGCGTAACAGCGTCCAATGACGTAAGCGTTGCCATATAGCCTCAGCGCGTGCCTGCCTGGTACGTCCAAGGTGAAGCTGCGCAGCCCATCAATGAGAAGCGCCTCCTCGTTAGCCCATACCTCATCGCCATTCGGAAGCTCGGTGACTAACTCGATCAAGCCACCGACAAGCTTCTGCATATCGCCAAGACAAGCCACAGGCGCGACGCCTACCGATCCCGCTTCGGCGTTAATGTGTACTACCCGCCTATACCGCATTGCGCTGCTCCCGTTGTTCAATCGCCTTCAAGGCGTCTAAGTATCTAGCAGTGTCAAGGTCCGAATCGGGTTCAGGTTCAGCATCAAGACGTTTAAACAGGGCGGCATAGCGTCGCAGCGCTGCCAGTCTTTCCAAGTCGCTCATGTGACTTCCATCCCTTTTGACAGCCATTGCATGGCCAAGACACGGCCTATCGGCCTAGGATCGGCGCATACCTCCCGAAGGTGCGCTACTTCTGTTCTACGAGTTTCTGCGCTGCGCAGAAGATTCTGCATAAATTCGAGATACACATAGTCACCGCGATCGATTGCCGCCTTCGTGACTCGAATCTCGGCGTCAAGCGCGTCGATACGCGCTTGCATGATTTTGAAGGTGCGCTGATAGTTCATTCTGAAATCTCCCATGCGCCTTCGCGCCATTGGTAGCGTTTAAACAGTCTCATGCGTCCTCGCCTTCCGTCTCGGGCAAGGTCACACTCATCGGCGACATATGCACAGGGCAAAGAGGCGCACCAAGGTCAAGCCACTTCATAGTGACGCGCACTGTGTAGCCGCAGCTATCGCAGCAAGCCTTGAGGAGCCTAGTGCCTTGTTTCGGCGTCGCTCTCGCTCCCTCGCGCAGCGCGCCATGAGGATATTCTCCAAGCGCTGTGCGCAGTAGCGTAAGCCTAGCCGTTAGGCCAGGTCCAGCGACGGTAGCCGTCATCTTGCCCTCCAGTCCCATAGCCAAAGCGCATCGTTTAAATGCCTTACCGTGCCCATCTCCCGGCGTCGCCGCGTGAACTAGTTCGTGAACTAGGATGTCCAGAGCGCGTACAGGGTCCTCGATTACAGGGCTAATGAAAATCTGAGGGATATCGTTAGTCGATAGCGCAGGCGGCCAATATTGACCGATAGCCTTGGCTGAGCGCTTGCCTCCTGGCCACCCGACACTCACCTTGATGAGGACTGGCAGAGGAGTCTGGTTGTCCTCGAAGTCAGGGCGCAGCAGCGCGATAGCGCGCTCAAGCCAAGCCTCACGGTTAAGTGTCGTCGTGTCGCCGCCCTCGCTAGCCGTGACGCTAGCTTGGGCTTGTTGTTCGGCCAGTGTGACTAGCTGCATTTGCGCACCGCTGCCGTCGCGGCGAAGTCTTCGAAGATCAAGGCATCCAAGCGACGCGCAATAGCTTGCGTGTCCAGCAAGGCGCGGACCTTGTTGGAGTCAACGAAGTCCATGCTGTGCGTCATGCACAAGATGCCCTTGAGCATCATGAACTCGTCGTGGTTGCCTGCGTAGGCTTGTAATAGTGCGGCGGTGTTTTTCTCTTTTTTGGTCATGCGCTCTTGTCGCACAGGGTCTAAGGGGTGTCAAGGGTTATTTGACAACTATTTTGTAATACTTTCCCCCGGTGTTTTCCGGCCTAGGTTTTGGGTGTTTTCTAGTAGGTACTTTTGGTTATGTGATTTTATATTATGTAATTATATAAATGATAATGATTATAAGAAGATAGAGGAGACAACTGTAAGACTGCTTGTAAGACCAAATCTATTAACAAGGCGTAATAAATGCTGCTGTGCGTTAGTAATACATTGAAGATTTTGTAACAGCTTTGTCTATTTCCCGCTTGTCTTACAGGCAGTATTAGCCTAGCAGTTCTAATACGATGAAAACCCCTCTTGAAGTAGAAGCAATCCACGACAAAATGTCAGAGAAACTCATAGAGCAATATGAAAAAGACTACAGAGAGGAATACCCGGATTGGGAAGCGCCCGCTGGTAAGCGCACCGCAAAGCTGGATGACGCAGAGCTTCGTTTAAACCAGGCTCTGCGCGAGATTGCAGAGCGCCCGAGGATTACGTCACAGAGCATTAAATCCTACGACGGCGAAGCATTTAAACGTCATGAAGAGTACCTGCTACTCGTGAATATGTTGACGCTGGCTGGCTGGCAAATTGGCATTGTCGCGTACTGGCTGGGCACAAGGGAAGCTAGCCTACGCGTGCGTATGTCGCGCTTAGGCTTGCGCAAGGGTATGCTTGAAGAACTGCCTCAGCCTTGCGAGTTTGCAGAGCGCACCGCTGATACTATGAAACGTAGGGCATCGATGCGCGAGGGTCTGGGCATGGGCTATTGACAAGATTCTAAGCCCCCCAATGGCTCCCCCTCTAATGATGCCTATGCGCCAAGGCCCAAGGCACAGCCCCTAAGCAGCCTAGATGCCAGGCTCAGACGCTCTAAGTAGCTGAAACCATTAGGGAATGTCCGGGGTGACCGGGGGGTGGGGTAGGCTGGCTGGCGGTTGCGGCGGCGGCGGCCGTCCTCTCCCCGATCAGAAAACCCCGGGGGGCAAAAGGCAAGCAGCAGAAAAGCAACCCTTGACAGCAAGCAGAAAAAAGCAGTAAGTTACGCGGCGTGGAAAAAAACAAAATAGAAGACAGAATTAAAATAAACTACAAGTACGACCCAGAGACAGGGGTAGTCACTAGTTTGGCGACTGGCGAATCTATAGGGTCGAAAGACGCGCATGGGTATCTAAGGGTTAAGATGAGATTCCTTGGGGTAGAAAGGCAAGCTTCTTTGCATCGTTTGGCCTTTGTCTTAATGAACGGTCGCTTTCCAGTGGGGATGATGGACCACATTAATGGGGACAGGGCCGATAATAGGTGGGTGAACCTTAGGGAGGCCACTCCTTCTGAGAACTCTCAAAACACTCAAAAGCATAGAGACGGCCACCCCATTGGGGTTCATGTAATGGCCACTTTAAAAAAGTACGCTGCCGTGGCTCCTAAGCAGTATTTAAAATACAAGGGAACGTCCCATTCCTTGGGGATCTTTGACACCGCCGAAGAGGCTGGGGCTGCTGTGTTTAGCTTCTGCTCTGACCCTAAGAAGTTTAGAGAAGAGCGGAGAGTTGCGATAGAGTTTTTAAAGCAACAAAACCGTGTAGAGGCGGAGGGAAGAGAGGCTCGTGAGATAGAGGCGCGTGTCTCTTTAATGGAAGCGAAAGAACTTAAGAGGTTGCTCCCCAAGGCGATCAAGCCGGAAAAGGCGATCAAGCCTAAGTTTGTTCCGTCTGGGATAAGCAGCAGTGGCGTTTATGGGTTTACAGCCGTTGTGCCGAAAAGCTTGTCTGGTATTGGCAAGCCCAAGTACCTCGGCCTGTATAAAACACGCGAAGAAGCGGCGCTAAGAATAGCGGACTACCTTAAAGTCGATAGGATAAACTCATGACCACCATGACTCCCCTCTCCAAGACTGATCCCAAGAGCCTCTACAACTTGTGTCCGATGGACCTTCGCAGGCTGATGGACAGTCATGTGACGCAGGAGGACTTTGGTAAGTCTGAAGACGATTACGTGGCGGAGTACGGCAAGTACCCTGATCCCCTTTTGGGACGCATCCGCAACGAGTTTTGGAGGGAGTACGATCTAGCGCAGGGTGGCATGAGGCCTATTAACATGGGCAACATTGCTTCGAGGGTTGGGATGCCAGCCTCTAGGGTGTTGTCGATGCTTGATCGCAAGCACGCCATGGCTTGGCTGATGATCCCCCCTGGCACTTATGAGAGCTTTTTGGATGAGGCGCTGTTGTTTGGCCTCCAGCGTGTTAGGCGCGACATCTTGGGGGCGAACCTGATGACGATCAAGTATGATAGCGATGGCAAGAGTTATGAGACGTTGGACCATAAGGCGGCGGAGCTGTTGCTGAAGGCGGTTGCGTTCCTTGATATGCGTAAGAATGGGGGCATCGTGAGCAAGAACTTGCATGTGATTCAGAGTGCGAAGGATTTGCACTCGATTGCTACGCCTAAGAGCATTGAGGATATTGATAGGCGTATCAAGGAGTTGGAGGAGAAGGGTGTGATTGACCATGCGATTGGTGTGATTGATGCGCACACGCATCGCGCCAGCACTCCTCCTGAGGTGTATGTGCCGGGGCTTGGTGCGACGAGCTTGCTGGTGCCGGTATTGGGGGATTAAATGGACAACAATTCTGAACTTGTAAGCCTTAAACTTGAGAAGCTAGCGCACCTGGAGCAGCGGGAGAGGCTCCGAGTTGGACTGCCGCACAAGCACAGGGACAAGGAGTACGCTTGGTCGCGTAAGCTCATTGACTCGAACGCGCACAGGTTGATATGCACGGCTGCTAACCAAACGGGGAAGTCGACATCGGGAGCGAAGCGGGTTATTGACTTTATCACCGACACGGACAGGTGGGCCGAGAGGTGGCCTGGTCTGCACTCACGGGGTGGCAAGCCCACCCGGGGGTGGGTTTGTCTACCCGGATAGCAAGACCTCAACTGCGGAGTTCGAGGACAAGTGGATGCCCTTGCTCCCACAGGGGGAGTTTAAGAGCAGCCCCCAGCACGGTTGGGCCGAGCAATATTCTAACGGGCGGATCGCCGCTGTTGTGTTCAACAACGGGTTCACGCTTGAGTTCCGCACGTATTCGCAGGATGCCTCGAACCTTCAGGCTGGGAGCTTGGCGTTGCTTCATTGCGATGAAGAGCTGCCGTTTCACCTCTATCCTGAGTTGGCTCTGCGGTGTGAGGCGCAGGATGGCTACATGAGTTTCGTGTTCACGGCGACGCTTGGGCAGCCGGAGTGGCGCGAGATCGTAGAGGACCGGACGCAGTGGCTTGAAGACGACGTAGAGATCATGCAGATCAGTATGTACGACTGTCAGTTCTTTGAGGACGGCAGCGCTGGCCTATGGCCAGAGTTCAAGATTGAGAGGATGAAGCGTCGTCTCTCTACTGAGGCTGAGATTCAGCGTCGGGTCTACGGCAGGTTCGTGGTCGACAGTGGCCTCAAGTACCCCACCTTCGTGCGCAGCCAGCACATCATCAAGGGGCACCCCGTGCCGAGGAGTTGGCTCTACTATGCGGGCGTTGATTACGGGGGCGGGGGAGATGAGACGAGCAAGACCTCTCACCCCTCGGCCATTGGGATCTTGGCGGTCTGTCCTAACTTCAGACGCGCTCGTATCGTTAAGACGTGGCGGGGTGATGGGGAGCTGACGACTGCCGATGATGTGATTCGCAAGTACATCCAGATGACGCATGGGCTGACGATGATCACCGCCTTCTTCGATTGGGCGGCGAAGGACCTAGGGACGATTGCTCAGCGCCTTGGTCTGCCGTTCGCACCGGCTGAGAAGAGTCATGAGGTTGGCGAGGCGACCGTCAATACGCTGTTTAAGAACAACGCGCTGAAGATATACGACAACTCGGGCGACACGGAGAAGCTGGCACGCGAGTTGGAGGGGCTGCTCAAGTCGACCAACAAGAAGTCGGCTAAGGATGACTTGATCGACGCCTCGTGCCGCTACGCCACCACCAAGATCCCGTGGGACATGGAGTACATCACTAAGGCGCTGCCGGAGGAGGCGGAGCCAGCCACGCCCACCCCGTCTGAGGATGAGAACAACCTCCGCAGGGGGCTGCCGGTTGACAAGAGCGACGATCTTGAGGCGCGGGACGACGTGGATAGTGAGCTATACTACTGGTCCAGTCAGTATTAGCAGGGGTAGCTCAGGGATTAGAGCGTCGGGAGTAAGTTGCCGAAGGTCATAGGTTTGAATCCTATCTTCTGCGCCATTTAAACGTCGCCACTACCGTTTCGGCGGGTTCTGTGACAATAATAGATGCTGATGGCAACGAAGCAAACGGCCGATCTGGTCGCACTTATTGAGGCGGCTGGCCGATCTGGTGTGACATCGTTTAAACTTGGTGACTTTGAGGTGAGCTTTGTGGCTCCTACCCCAATTGTCGCCCTATCGGCGCCGCTAGATGGCGATATGGACCAAGAAGTGGACGCTTTGGACGACGAGAACGTCAAAGAACAGCGTATGGCGGAGCTGATGATCTCAGATCCGCTGCGTTACGAGCAAATGTTGGCCAGTGAGGGCGTGGGGACGCACGAAATGGGGACAACCAGTGAAGCTTAAGCCTGTAGGTAAGTCCATGGGGGGACTCCTGGAGAAGGAGCGGCAGAAGCGTGCGGAGGCTCGCCTGTATAGGGAGATGCGCAAGCTCGACAAGCCCATCTCAGAGCGGATCAAGGACGACAAGGCTAAGCAGAAAGGTCAGAAGTGAGTAAGCCCACGATTACGACCTTGAATCAGTGGGCAATGGAGGCTGAGGGCGTAGATAAGGCGACTTTTGCCGATATGCGCTCTAGCTTGCTGTTGATTGCGGGCGAACACTACGCCCGTGCCAACGACCGCTTCTACGACCGCGTTCGCACCTCAAAGGATCTCTCGCAGGACGTGAAAATCCGGCTGACGAAGAACCATATTGGCCGCATTACCAAGACCTACGTCAATAACATCATGACCTACGCTCCTGGAGTGAAGGCTGCTCCCCATAATGAGGCGGAGAGCGGAGATCGTAAGTCGGCAGAGCTGTGCAACGCCGTTTGGCAGGATGCCAAGAAGAAGCTCGACTACGATGACCAGGTTTCGTCCTGGGCAGACGACTTCGTGGGTATCAGCGAGGTCTGGACGGAGTGCTACTTCGATCCTCAAGGCGGTGCCCTCGTTGGCTACGAGCAGGCGCTAGATCCTGAGACGGAGGCCCCCATCTTCGAGAAGATGATGCAGGAGCAGCCTACCTTCGACCCTGCGACCCTCTCTATGGTCATGCAGCAGGTTGAGGTGGATGACGAGACTAAGCCTGTTCCTGACAAGCTGAAGCCTGTCTTCGCTGGCGCCATTAAGTTTAAAGAGGTTCACGGCTTCAACGCCTTCCGTGCGCCTGAGTGCAAGAACCTGAAGCACTCACCCTGGTACGCCATCCGTGAGATGGTTCCCGTGCCCCAGCTCAAGCAGATGTTCTCTGGCGAGGATAAGGAGAAGATGATCACCGAGACGGCGGATCGTACTTTCCTCGTGTTTGACAACGTCCAAGGTGGGTATCGCAAGTCCGACAAGAACGAGTGCCTGATTCGTAAGTGGTACTTCCGTCCCAGCTACGAGTACCCCGAGGGTTACTACTTCATCACGACTGAGACGGGCATTTTGGACGAGGGCGTTCTGCCTGGTGGCCTTTTCCCGCTTGAGATGGAGGTCTTCGACCGCATCCAGACCAGCGCCCGTGGTCGTGGGATCGTGAAGCAGCTTCGCCCCTATCAGATTGAGATCAACCGCTGCGCCTCTAAGATCGCAGAGCATCAGATGACCCTTGGTGACGATAAGCTCATCATGTTCAACGGCAGCAAGCTGACATCTGGTGGACAGGTGCCTGGCGTGCGCGGTGTGAACGTGCAGGGCGCCCAGGCTCCCACGATCCTGGCTGGCCGCTCTGGCTCTCAGTACCTTGAGTACATGCAGTCGCAGATCACCGAGATGTACCAGGTCGCCATGATGCAGGAGGACTCGGCCGCTGCGCCCAACGGGCAGATCGAGCCCTACGCCCTGCTGTTCAAGTCGGCGTCTCAGAAGAAGATCTTCAAGCGCCACATCAAGCGGTTTGAGGGCTTCCTTCAGCGCACCTGCCGCCTCTATCTTAAGATGGCCAAGCTCTACCTGTCGGAAGACACGGTTGTGTTGGCCGTTGGCAGCAAGGAGCGCATCAACATCAGCGAGTTCAAGAACACACGCGATCTGGACGTTGAGATCAACATCGAGGCGCTGTCGGACGATGTTGAGACGCTGATGGGCAAGCAGCTCACCATGAACCACCTCATGCAGTACGCAGGTCAGCAGCTCTCACGCGAAGACATCGGCATGATTATCAAGAATATGCCGTATGCCGACGCCAAGGATGCGTTCTCTGATCTGACGATGAACTCGACTATCGCCAAGAACCTGATCCTGGCCTTGGATCGCGGAGAGATGCCTCAGGTCAACCCTGAGGAGCCGCAGACCTACATCGTGTCGCGTCTCTCGTTCCGTATGCTCGAGAGCGACTTCGCGAACCTGCATCCCCACATTCAGAAGAACTACTCGATGCAGAAGGGCGAGCGTTTGGAGCTTGCTGAGGAGCTTCGTCAGCGCACGCTGCGTGACAATGCGGGGCTTATCCCTGCGTCCGGCGCTCTCATCGACGCTGGAGCCTGGATTCCGTCTCCCTCTGACGAAGATCCGTCAAAGACCAAGCGTCTGCGGCTTCCGCAGGACTCGGTCTATTGGCTGTACCAGAAGCTCCAGGACCAAGGGTTTATGCAGGCTGAGTTGAATAAAATGACTCCCGAGACGCAGGGGCAGATGCCCGGCCCTCCGCAGCAGCAGCAGCCCCCGGTTGGTGAGCAGGGGTAGTTTAAATGGTCTGGCGACCCCTAGGCGCTCTTGCTTGGGGGGATTAGGCGCGACGGTGGGCCAGAGCCTCGCGCAGGAGAACTGATATGGACATTGAGAACGACGGCGACGAAGGCACGAGCCCATTCTTGGAGACTGCCACCCCGGAGCCCGAGAAGAAGGAGGAGCCCGATGCTCCTGCCGAGCCCACTGAGGCTCCCGAGCCCGAGGGCGATCCCGCGCCCTACACTCCCAGCTCGCTGAAGGTTAAGAGCTTTGGCAAGGAGTACGAGATCGACTCTGCTTTCCGTCCCTTCATCAAGGACGAGAAGACGGAGAAGCAGGTGCGTGAGCTTTACGAGAAAGCTTACGGCATGGAGGAGTACAAGCGCCGGGACTCTGAGAAGGATCAGATGATCCGCGAGCAGTACGAGCCGCTGGTGCAGTCGATCCAGAAGATTGGCCAGGCTTATCAGGCCAACGATATGGATGCGGTCTTTAGTCTGATGAAGATTCCAGAAGTCAAAATTTTGGAGTGGGTGGCGCAAAAAATTCAGATGTCAGAGCTTCCCCCGGAGCAAAAAGCTGTTTACAGTGAAAGACAGAAGGCAAAACTCGAAGCCGCAAGCCTCAGGGAAGCCAACGACCTGCTAGTGACCGAACGCAACTCATACGCCGCCTCACAAAGGAGCTTTGAGTTGAGCCAAGGGCTCGCAAAGCCAGAGGTTAAAGAGTTCGTAGACACCTGGGACTCCATGTATGGGGCCGGGGCGTTTGAACGGCAGGTGAAAGAGATCGGACTGTCAGAGTTCCAGCGTCTTAATGTAGACCTCTCCGCAGAAGAGGCCATCAAGAAGGCGATTGAGAAGGTACAGCCTGTGGTTTCTCGGCTCAAAGTTGCGGCTCCTTCGGCGCCCGCTAGTGCTGGTTTACCTAAGGTCATCCCTAATCTAACTGGGAAATCGGGCTCTCCGGCAAAACAAGCCGTTCGCACACTTGATGATATTAAGCGTCTCGCAGCCTCAATGGACTGACGAAACCACCCTGGGAGGGGATTAAAAAATGGCAACTTTACGTACTTTTCAGGACATGCTCAACGAGTACTTGACCTACGACCTGCTCAAAGAAGAAATGGTCAAAAAGAACTACCTGTTCAACAAGATCGAAAAAGACGACGGCTGGAAGGGCGGCGTCCTGCCTGTCCCGTTCAAAGCTGCTGGAGCTTCTTCGATGAAGTTTGGTGGCCTCACCGCCTCCAACAACATCGCCCAAGACAAGTTCGTGCGCGGTGAGATCACTGCGCCCAAGGAAGTCTGGGGCGCGATGATCTTTAACCAGCGCGATCTTATCGAACAAGACGGCAAGGTTAACGAGAAGTCCTTCCTGAAGCTCTTGCCTCAGGTTGTGGAAGACTTCACCGAGCGTATGCGTGACAACGTCTCGATCAACTTGCTGAACGGCGCTCACGTTGCCGTTCTGACCTCTAACGGCCTCGCCTCTGGTATCACCACGCTGGACCGCCCCGACCGCCTGGACATCGGCCAAGAGCTGGAGTTCGGCTCGGACACGCAGCCCACGATCTCTGGCTACGTTTCCGCGATCAACATGAACCCCGGCGTCCTCACGGCACTGATCGTGACGACTCGCGGTGGTGTGACTGCTTTGGACCTGTCTGCCTACCTCGTGGCTGACAAGGCCAAGGCGTACATCCCCGGCGCCAAGACCAACAGCTTCATCTCGCTGCGTGAGTCGCTCCTGTCGTTTGCAAACGGCGGCACTGCGGCCCTCTACGGCCAGACCAAGACGCTTTACCCCTACCTCCAGTCGATCAACGTCGACGGCGCTGCGGTCACTGCTGTCAACCTGTTGTCGGAACTCTTCGACGCCTACACGGATTGCCGCCGCTACGGCAAGGGCAACCCCAGCGAAGCCATCATGAGCTACAAGAACCTTGGTACGGTCATGAAGCTCATCGAGAACTCGAAGGGTGCCTACAAGACCACTCCGACGACCGAGAAGGCCGAGATTTACGGCTGGACCTCCATCGAAGTCGTGGGAGTCAAAGGCCGCCTTACGGTGGTTGGCGTCCAAGAAGTTGACGACGACGTCATCATGCTCATCGACTGGCGTGCCCTCAAGTTCCACTCGAACGGTATGTTCCGCAAGGTCAAAGATCCCGACACCGGATCGGAATACTACAAAATCCGTGGCGAAAGCGGCTACCAGTACATCCTGGATATGTATCTCTTCGGTGAGTTCGTGTTGAACCGTCCTTCGTACTGCGGCATCATGTACGGCATCAGCTACGCATAAGAAAAGGAAGAATAAAAATGGACGTTGTATCTAAAGCTCTCCAGAAACAGCTTAACGCAGGTGTTGGCACCATCCTCCCTCAGGAAGGCGTTCTCGGCGATCTGCTTGTGTCCCGCAAGGTTCTCATTCGCGGCAACTACAAGTTCTCGCGTGATGGCGGCGCCATCAGCACGATCAACTTGAAGGACGTGAATGGCGATACCATCACCCTGCCCGCAGGCTTGATCGTGAACAACGGCATCGTGGTCTGTAAGACTGCCGTCACCTCCGCTGGAGCCGTGGCCATGGACATCGGCGTCGCAGCCGGAGCCGAGTTCACCTCGGGCACCCTCAAGGGTGCCCTGGACTTGGCTAACGAGAAGGCCGCGATCATCCCGGTTGGCTCGGCAGCTACGGCAGTTGTTGTGACTGTCGCCGGTCTGCTGACGGTCAAGGTCGCCACCGCCACCATCACGGCTGGCGAGTTCGACGTGTTCCTTGAAGGCTACTACCGCGAATAGTTCTTGTTAGAATAGCAGCGGGGGTCTTAACGGACCCTCGTTGCTTATTTTGCTCTTTTAAAGGAGTATCAAGTCATGCCAAAATATTCACCCAAATCGGTACGCGTTACAGTCGGGACGGCCGCTGTTGCAGTCCAGGCTGCTGTCGCAGGCTCTTTGAAGCTTGGACTTATTATTCAAGCTGACGCCAGCAACGCCGGTAACATTTTCATTGGTGGCTCTGATGTCACCACCTCGAACGGAATCCAGCTCGCCGCTGGAGCCACTCTTTCTCTTAATGATTTCGGAACCGCTCACAGCATTGGTGAGTGGGATCTTACAAAGGTCTTTCTTGTCAGCAACCAGGCGGCACAAGCGGTACGCGTTTCATACGCTGAATCGGTGTAACCAATGGGGTTGTTTGTCCTTGGCGGCAAGACACCCGCAGAAGCACTGAACCTAACCACGGCCGCTCGCACGGCTATAGTCTTCCCAGATGGGGCGCTCGTTTACGACGTTGACCTAGACACGTTGTATGTCGGCGACGGGGCCACTCTGGGGGGCATTGCTGTTGGCGGTGGCACTGATGACCACACGTTACTCATAAACATCGGCACGAATACGCACGCGCAAATCGACACCGCACTGACGAGACTTGCGAACACAAGCGGCACGAACACCGGCGATCAAGATCTAGCAGGCCTCGTGCCATATACCGGCGCGACCGGCCCCGTTGACCTTGGCGCTAACATCTTGACCGCAGAATCTCTTCAAGTCGGCACTTCGTTTCCGATTAAGACGGGGCCGAATAATTCTGAAATCTGGCTGGGTAACGACGCAGGCCTCGGCGCAACCAACGCAAATGATTCAAATTTCTTCGGAAACAGCGCAGGCTTCGAGGCAACCGACGCCCAAAGTTCAAGCTTCTTCGGGACCAACGCAGGCTATAACGGAACCTACGCCCAAAGTTCAAACTTCTTCGGAAACAGCGCAGGCTATAACGGAACCTACGCCCAAAGTTCAAACTTCTTCGGGACCAACGCAGGCTTCGAGGCAACCAACGCAAATGATTCAAATTTCTTCGGAAACAGCGCAGGCTATAACGGAACCGACGCCCAAAGTTCAAACTTCTTTGGAGCTAACGCAGGCTATAACGGAGCCTACGCCCAAAGTTCAAACTTCTTCGGAAACAGCGCAGGCTATAACGGAACCGACGCAAATGATTCAAACTTCTTCGGGACCAACGCAGGGAGTGGAGCGAGCAGTGCAGCGAACTCAATATTTATTGGATCGCAATCAGGCGCTAGTGACACCGTAGACAATGTTACAAACGCGGGCGATTGGTCCATAGCTCTCGGCCCGTACTCGGGGACCGGCGGATTCTCGAACTCGATGGCCTTCGGGCGCGGCGTTATTAACACGGCGAGCGGTCAGTTCAATTTCGGTAACGTGCTTTACGGCACCGGCATTTATAACTCCGACACTCAGGACGGGGCGCCAATAGCGGGCGGCAAGGTAGGGATCGGCACCGGTGCACCCGCCGCCGAACTCGACGTTGTGGGAGAAATCACAACGGACGCCGGAACAAACAAGTGGAAACTCAAAGGCCTGGTCACTGCGACCGTGGCGCTCGACACAACACAGCACCTCGAAGTGGAAATCAACGGCGTTAATTACCTGCTAGCACTAGCGGTCTAAGGAGATTTCATGGCAGATATTCCAAACCCCAACCCGATCACAGTTCCCGCAGCGGCAGAGCGCGTTTACGATAAGCAGTTTTGCACGCAGCTAATGATCGACGCCTCCCCAGGCGGCGAGTGGAGAGCGCGGTTCACAGGCCTCCCCTACGATGGCACTGCGGTTCTGCGGCAGGATTTATTTTCGGTTGAGCTTAAGGATTTAAAAGCTCTCGCGCTGCTAGACCCCGAACTCGCGCAGGCCATGGGCACAGTGCTCGCCGTCATCGGCAAGTATCTCGTCAAGTGCAAGATCGCTAACAAGCGCCTCGTCACCGTGACGAACATCGCGGAAATCCTCTCGTGACCAAAGAACAAGCTCTTCAAATCATCGCGCAGCTCGCAGCCGCTTACCGTGGCACGCTCGCCGAGCATCAACAGATCCAAGAGGCCCTTAAGACTTTAAAGGAGACACCGTAATGGACATTAACTTACTGAGACAAGCAAACGCGTTCTTTGAGCTTATGAAGGACGCCGACAAGAAGAGGGCACTTCTGCAAGAGATCATTGCGGGCAAAGAGCAAATTGCCGCATCATTTACCGAGCTTGAGGCTATCGAAAAAGACACTGAAGAAAATCATAAAGCATCTGTGGCTCTTCTGGCCTCCGCTCAAGCGGATACTGCTGAGTTGCGGGAGAAGGCCAAGAAGCTGGAAGCCAAAGAATTGGCGATTAAAGCGTCCAGCAAAGAGCTTGCTGAGTCTTTGAAGTCGCTTAAAAAACAGCAGGCCGAATCCAGCGTTTTGTCTGAGGATCTTAAAGGGAAGGCAGCCGCTTTTAATGAAAAAGCTGCTAAAGCATCTGCGGAGATTGAGGCCATGAAGGCTCAAGCTGCCGAAGCTAAGCTTGTCTACGACGCTAAACTTGCAGCTCTCAAGAAGACCATGGGCGAGTGATGACGTGGGTCGGACGCACCCTTACTTGGCTCGGCTACGTCTGTATCGGGGCCATGTCTATTTGGACCACGTTTCAGGTTACGCAGGCCCAATTCAAGTGGGAGCTGTCGGCCATCGCCGTTAAAGACGAGGGCCAGGACAAGCGGCTAGACGCCATCAACTCAGATCAGAGGTTCCTGGAACGCCAGATCATGGATAAATTGACGATCATGCATGGCGACATTCGCAAAATCGAAGGTAAACTTGAACGCTAGGGGGAACGAATATGGACTTGCTAGATACGAAATTTGTGGACATTAAGATCGAAGGTATGAAGGTCAAGATCGAGGCCGACCTGATTGAACCCGCCCTTGCGCTGGTTTTTGGTCAACTGAAGGCACTCGCACAAAAGACTGACATCTCTTGGGACGACGAACTCGTTGTCAAGATGGAAGCTGCCGTTCGCGCCGCCCTGGCCGAAAAGGTCGCTTAACCATATGGCCGTCGACCTGGGCGATTTGGTAAAACAATTCGCCTGGGACGTAGCCGTTCGCGTGGTCCTTGCGCAGTTCTTTATAGCCGTGCCTTGGTTAGCATGGCAGCCGATGAGGGCGTTCATTACGCTTATCGTGACCTACTTCTCTGATCGTCTGTTCGATGAGGCCCATGAGTGGGTGGACATCAAGGCTATCAAGTTTGGCAACGCCAACGAAGAGCGCGAGTTTAACAAAGCCGCCGTGACGCTTAAAATCATCGCCCAAAACAAGGGCGCGGATTCCAAGGAGTACGCCAATGCCCACGAGAACGCCGTTAAGTCTTTTGTTGAGCTTGTTCGTTACGACTCTGCTGCTTAACGGCTGCAAGGGCGTCGAACTAACCAACGATGCAGCTTGCTCGGCCACCAGCTTCCTGTCTAACGGCATGGACTGCGCTGAGAGCCTCACGCGCAAGACGACTCACCTAACTCTTGAGCAGTCGATTGAGTTCCTTGAGCCTCAACCGGAGCGCATCGACAAAAAGACCGGGAAGAAGATCCCTGAGCGCGGTGGGGCCATCTGCCAAAGCGTTGAGGACTGGAACGGGCGCAGAACCGCCTTGGACATCGCCTGCCGCAAGGCTAAGAAACGCTGCACTCAAGAGATGCGGGGAGCCATCGAGGGGCTGCGGATTCAGGCCGCCCATTTGGAATCGCAGTTGGTAACGCCGTGACAGAAGCCCTAGTTTGCTTCTTCATATGGGCAGTGTTCGTGTGTATCTACGTCTCAGTCTGGGCGTGGTGGGGCTAGCTCGGGCATTGGTGGCACCAGGATCAGCTCCACTTCCTTATCCTCGTGCCAGGCCTTGCGTAGCTTCTGGATAAGCCACTGCTCTTTGGCGTCCAGTTCAAGCGTCACCCGCACGGACATATCCGACTGGGATGTGATGCCGCTGACTTTAATCAAATGACGAACTTCCCAGCGTAGTGCGTGACGCCGATAGAGCCATCGCGCAGCCACTCGATGAGTTCGCCGCCGCCGGTCTTGCTGATGTACTTGTCGTCGGTTGCAATGCAGCCGTAGCTGCGACCGCACACGCTCGTGTCGGTGTTGCCCTCGTTGTCGTAGACGTAGCTTGAGCCGTGCAGCACAACGCCGCGAGCGAGGATCTTGGAGTTAGTGGGGCTCAGGCCATTGAGGCGCACCGCAGTGCCAACCGTGTCGGACTGATACTTGGGGCCGGTCTTGATGTAGCCCAAGGATGACATCAGCGATCCGCTGACGTTGCTCACTTCGCGGCAGACGCCGTTGTTTGGCGTGCGGTTAGAGCCGCCAACGCCGTGCGCTGCCTTGTAGCTGTAGAGCTTTTTTTCTTTGATGCCGTAGACGAACAGGCGCGGCTTGCGGGAGTTGATCGAATAATCAAACTCGAAAATCCAGTTGCACTTGCTGGCCATCTCTTGGCGTTTAACGAATGCCAGCGCGACCTCGTTGGGGACTTTGATTTCAGACACAGGCGTCTCCTTGGTTGCGATCGGTTTACGAGCGAGGACCTGGGAGGCGAAGTCGGGCTTTCTGAAAGGACTCCAGTAGCGTGCGCCGCCAAGCCACTGACCGCCAGGCTTCTTAGCAACCACCTTGTCGGCGGTGAGCCAGCGGTTGAGGATGACGAACATACAAGCGATGTTGAAGAGCGGATCTTTAAGGTCTTCGGTGGTGGCTTTGGCCATGCTGACCTTCAGGCCGCCGGTTGCAAACTTTGAGTAGCTGCGCACCGGCCCATAGCTCATCTGAAACAGGCCGGTAGATAACTGCCCCTCAAGATGCCCGCCCTCGGCGTAGGTCGTCGCAGGTTTAAAGTTACTCTCGCGCTTGCAGAGCTGGCAGATAAGCCGCTTCCAACTATCGACCGAGCCATCGAGCCCGTACTTCGCGGCGTCGGGTAGCTTCAGCTTGTGAAAGCCGTAGCTAACGATGAGGGATTCCACGAGCGCGTCCCATTCCTTGTTTTCAAAATACTGACTCATTTATTCTCCTCTCCCGCGTCGTGCGGGTTGTTAGGTGGCTTCTTCTGTCGGATTGGGCCCTTGGTCAGACTGTTGACCGTTACCTTTTGGCCCTTGAGCAGCTGGGCCTTCGCCCTGGCCGAGAGCGTTGAATAGGTCCTCTTGTAGTCTGGGTCGCCGTGCTTGATGGCGAGCTGCTCCAGTGCCTTTTTTACTAATGACATTTCTTATCCTCATCCTGGCGCGCGATATGTACTGAGTAACATTCGCTGCCGTCCATCCGAAACAATCGCCAATCTCTTCTTGTGTTAATTCCCATTCGTAAAACAGCTTGGTTACTGCCCTTTCAATCGGTCGCAGGCCTTCCAGATATGGCTCAGGCAATCTTCGAGATTCAGTCTCACGATGCACAGGTTCGAATGTTCGATCATCGGGATAGACTTCCTCCAAAGAGACTGATTGAGCGAGTGCATCGCTAGAGCGCCGTGCCCCATAGCCACTCTCATATTTTCGTAGGTAGTCAATGACGAGGAACTGGAAGCCGGTTCGCAGATCTCTTCCAGAGAGCCAGCTCTCGACAGCAAAAGAAACTGCGTCCTCTCGCGTTTGCTCAGGAAGGCTAGGCCAGCGCTTTCGAATAAACGCTTCGATTTTTCCTCGGTAAAGCACCAGCGAATCTGCGCTAGGGACTTGATCGGGTCTTCCGTTCACGCCTTCCCCCGATTGATTTCGATTTCGTTGACACGGTGATTCATGGGATTCCTAACGCGCCGCTGCCAATTCGATTGCAAGGGTTGCCCAAACGCAGTGAGCGATGAGGGCGGGTCGGTAACAATGGCGTCAGCCGACGCGTCGGACATCGTGCGCAGGACTTCAAGACAATCGCCGAGGTGAAACATCGCCCGAGCCTAGCGCAGGTGCGGGCGGATGTGAAGGCTGCCTAGCGTCAAGCTGCCTCGTGATCTCCGCCTGTAGCCACTTCAGCGCGTGGGTGTCGGGCCAGCCCTTTTCAACCACCTGCTTGATAAGCGATGCTGCCAATTCTTTGTTCGTCTTGACATCCTCCCCTAGCTAAAGCGAGGGGATTCCTGGATACACGGCCTCGGAGGCACCGTGCAGAGCAGGTTGGTTCACGTTTCCACGGACGGTGCCTTTGCGGGCCGAAGCTCGCACGGGTCTTACCTGTCCTCCACGCGCAGTTACCGCCTGTCCGGCGGCCAAAATGTTTTTCGCAGCATTTTCATCACGGTCGTGGATCGCGTGACAGCTTGGGCACGACCATTCACGAATGTTCAACGGCAGCTTTTCGGCAACGAATCCGCATCGGTGACACCGCTTACTGGACGGGTAGAAGCGGCCACACAGCCGGATCTCTTTTCCGTACCAAGTCGCCTTGTACTCCAGCATCCGCCGGAAGTTGCCCATACCGACATCGCTGATTGCACGGGCCAAACAGTGGTTTTTGACCATGCCTCTCACGTTCAAGTCTTCGATAGCAAGCACGTCAAAGCGCCGAACTAAGTCCGTAGTGATCTTGTTCAACCAGTCCTTGCGACTGTCAGCGACGCGAGCGTGTAGCTTGGCGACCTTCAACCGCTGACGATTCCAGCGACCGCTTCCCTTCTTGCGTCTGGACAGCACCACCTGAAGCCGCTTCAGCCTCTCAAGGTTGCCGCCCAAATGCTTGGGGTTGGCGATGCGCTCACCGTTGGAAAGCGTAGCAAGTCGGGTGATGCCAAGATCAATCCCCACATGGGCACCAGTCCTCGG